GGGCACCTTGCGGAGGCCAAAGCAGAGGGCCGCATAACGCGGGTCGCTCGTGAGCCTATGATGAGCATAAGGACTTATCATGACCTTGCGGGCAACAGTGACAGGGCTGACGCCTACACGATGTGGGTTGTCCAGTTTGTGAATAAGGAAATTCGCCTGCTGGATTATTACGAGACGATCGGGCAAGACCCTGCCACGCATGTTAACTGGCTGAAGAATTGGTGTCTTGATCGCAATGTTAACCGCTGCGTAGTGCGCTTGCCTCATGACGGCTCGCACCAGCAGATTGATCAGTCTTGGGAAGGCATATGGCGCAAGGCTTCGAGTGATGAGCTAAAGTTTCAGGTGTCGAGCATACCAAACCAGGGCCGCTCTGCCGCAATGACGCGGGTGAACGCTGCAAGGCTCTTGTTTCCGCGCATGTGGTTTGATGAAGAAGCAACGAAGTTCGGGCGCACGATGTTGGGGCGCTATCACGAGCGAATGCATCCTGAATTGAAAGTAGGCTTGGGGCCGAGACATGACGAGCACTCGCACTGTGCTGACTCGTTCGGATTGATGGCATGTGACTATAGCGAAACCAAGTCAGAAAAGCCCAAAGTGAGGGATTATGATTTCAGCAGAAGCAGCGACTCTAGCTCAGCGTGGGCGTGGTGACTGAAGACCACGAAGCCGAAGAGTACGGCACTGACCCGGTAATGTTGAAGCTCTGCAATTGGGGCAGAGACCTAGACAAGCACTGGTCAGACTGGATCAAAGAGGCTCGTGAGTGCAACCGCTTTGCGGCTGGTCACCAGTACACAGAGCAAGAGCTGCGCGACATTAAGGGCGGGAACAAAGTCCCTGTGACGTTCAACCGGATCGGCCCTGTGATCGATGCTGTTGTTGGCTCTGAGATCCAAGGTCGCCAGCAGACGCAATATCATCCGCGTGAGCTGGGTGACGCAATGGTCAACGAAATGCTCACTGAAGGCGCTGAGTGGCTGCGTGACCAGTGTGATGCTGACGGTGAAGAGTCAGACGCCAAGCGTGATAGCTTTATTTGTGGCTTGGGCGCTGTATCCACAGAGCTTGAGTATGAAGAAGACCCGCAGGGCAAGACGATCTATAAGCGCCTTGAGGTTGGTTCCGCGCTTCCAGACCCTCGCGCACGGCAATCTAACGCCTCTGACGCGCGGTTTATCCGTTTTCGGGACAAACTAAGCCGAGACGAGTTTGAAGAGCTGTACGGCGATGTAGAGGGCGTCTTTGAGCCCAATGACGGCATTGGCTCGAACAATCGCGACCCACGCACCAGCTATAATGGTGAGGGCCAGGACGGTGAGCAGCAAGACGATCTTGTCACGGTGGATCTTTGGCAGTGGTATGAAGTCGATACTGTTGTTGTTGCGCAGTCACTCGATGGCACAGGGATTGTTGAATATTCCCGTGAAGAGTTTGAGCAGGTCAATGAGGCACTGAAAGAGCGCGGCCTGAACCTTGATCACGTCACACGGCGTCGGCGTCGCTATATGACGGCTCTAGTGTCGGGTAAGACGTTCTTGCAAGAGCCTCGCCCGCTGAAGTTCAATAAGTTCACAATCCAGTTCATCACGGGCAAGCGTGACCCTGAAAAGGGTGTTTGGTACGGTCTTGTGCGGCCTATGATGGACCCGCAGCGCTGGGCTAACTCGTTCTTCTCAATGCTTCTGCACATGGTGCGGACCAATGCGAAGGGCGGTTACTTCTACGAAGCCGGTGCGATACCGGACAAGAAGAAGTTTCAGGCGAGTGTCGCCAAGTCCGACGAGATGACAGAGCTTGAAGATGGGGCTTTGTCGCAAGGCCGGGTTATGCCCAAGAGCCCGCCACAGTATCCAGTCGGCATTGATAGGCTCATGCAGCAGTCCATTGAGGCGATTCGAGACGTTACGGGCGTGAATGCTGAGATGCTGGGTCTTGCGGATCGTGACCAGCCGGGTGTGCTGGAGGCGCAGCGCAAGCAAGCCGCATATGGGCTTCTGGCGACGTTCTTCGAGAGCTTCCGCCGTTATCGCAAGATGAATGGCGAGCTGTTGCTTGAATATATGAAAATGCTGGGGCCTGAGACGCTTGTGAGGGTCACGGGCGAAGATGGCATTCAGCAGGCTTATGTGCAGCTAGAGGCCGTTCTGGGCGGTCCTGACGCCAAATATGATGTCATCGTTGATGAGATGCCGGCTGGCCCGAACCAGAAAGAACGCACATGGGCAATGATTGTTCAGATTGTCCCGGCGATTAAAGACCAGATTAGCCCTGAAATGTGGGCCGAGTTCCTGAAGTTCAGCCCATTCCCTGAAAGCCTGTCGATCAAGCTTCGGGAAATGATTATGAACGCAGAGCAGGGTCAACAGCAACAGATCATTCAGGCACTTGTTGAGCAGGTTCAAGGGATGCAGGCGCAGATGGCGCAAGCTGGCTTCCAAATGGACATGCAGAACAAGGCGTCAGAGATCCGCAAGCGTGATGCTGATACAGAACAGACGCAGGTTGAGACGATGACCCAGATCTTGCGGCCTGACCCAGAGCCACAGGTCATCATGTAGTTTTCGCCATCCGACAGGGCGTGATCTGTCGAGACACATTCCAGATGAGGTGAGAAATGTCTGAGACACAAGCCCTAGAGGCTGTGAATGATGAACCGCAGGTGCTTGATGCAGATGCGGCAGCGATTGCAGAGCAACAAGCAGAGCTTGACGCGATTGATAATCCTGAACCGGAGGTCAAAGAGGAGCCAAAGCCCGAACCGGAACCGGAAAAGCCCGCTCAAAATGACCAGATTGCGAACCTGAACAAGGCGCTTGCAGAAAGCCGCTATAACCAGCGGCAAACCCAGCGCCAGCTTCGTGAGATGCGCGAAGCAATGGCGCAAATGAAGCCTAATCAGCAGGTTGATCCTGAGCAGCAGATCCAGCTTGACCCAGATAATGACCCGATTGGAACGCTTCGTTACGTGACGGCACGCTTGAGGGCGTATGAGCATCAAGAGGCCGAGCGTGTGCGTGTGGAGCAAGAGCAGCAGCAAGAAGCGCAGGCCATGAATACGCTGACAACCTATATGGCGGATAATGAGCAGTTGGCGCGATCTGAGTTCCCTGACTATGACGCCGCGGTTCAGTACCAGGTTCAATCACGAGCGGCAGAGCTGAAGGCTCTTGGCTACCAGGAGAGCGATATAGGCGCTTTGGTGAAGAATGAATATATGGGCCTGATCAATCAAGCTTATCAGAATGGTCAAAATCCCGCCTTTCTGGTCTATCAGCAGGCCAAAGCGCGTGGTTTTACGGCTCCGGCCCCTGAGCCTGTACCGGACACGCCACAGCCCACACGGGGCGGCGCAAAACAACAAATTGAAGCCTTGCGCGAAGGTCAGCAGACCCCCTCAACGGGTCGCGGCGGCGGAGGTGGAGGCGGCAAGTCTGGCACAGTGACCATTGAGATGCTGAACAATGCCAAGTCAGACCGCGAGTTCAATGAGCTTTTCATGAAGTATGAGAAGCAGAACAGCTAACAGTTTTCAGTTGCCAGCTTACTGCAAAAGCTGAGATTTCGCGACGGCCTGCGTTAAGTCCGGTTTCGCCTGCTCACGGCGTCAAGTGATGCGTTTCCCATACAATTTAATTCAGAGAGATTGAAAATGGCTGAGACCGTTTTTGGCGTTAATTCGCCTGAGACGAATAAGGTCTGGTCCCGTAAACTCTCCACTGAAACGCTGAAAAAGACGTATATCGGCAAGTTCATTGGGGATGGGGCAAGCGCTCTTATTCAAAAGAAGAAAGACCTTCAAAAGACTTCGGGTGATCGTATCCGCTGCACATTGCGCACCTTGCTAGATGGTGACGGTGTTCAGGGCGATGCAATCCTTGAAGGTAACGAAGAGTCACTGACAACCTACACGGATGATTTGTTGATCAACCAAGTTCGCCACGCGGCGGATGCGGGCGGTCGCATGTCACAACAGCGCGTTTTGTTTAACATGCGCACTGAATGCCGTGATGCCTTGTCAGATTGGGCAGCAGCCCGGATTGACCGCTGGTTCTTCACGCAGATTTGCGGGTATACAGGCGGACGTGTGACAGAGCGCGGTGAGTCTTATGACGGCACCAACACGCTTTTCACGGGCAACAATGCGACTCTGGCTCCTTCGTCTAATCGCCACTTCTTCTCAGAAACTGGCGCATCGGCTGATGAAGACCTGGACTCTACGGGTGACGAGATGGCTTTGAGCCTTCTTGATGACCTGAAAGTTGAGGCTGAGCTGGCAAGCCCAATGATCAAGCCTGTGATGTATCAAGGCGAAAAGCTCTACGTGGTGTTTATCGATCCACGCCAAGAGCGTCAGCTTCGCGCTGAGACTGGTACTGCGGGCTGGTATAACTTGCAGCGGGCGCTTCTTGAGGGCGGTGAAGGTAAAAACCAGAACCCAATCTTCAAGGGTGGTGCTGGCATGTATAACAACATGATCCTGCACACATCTCCGCGCATTACGCAGGGCGTTAATTCGTCTACGGGCGCAGCAATCGGCACGGTTCGCCGTGCGGTTCTTTGCGGCGCTCAATCTGCTGCAATCGCTTTCGGCAAGGGTGATGACTTTGAGTCATGGAACTGGGCCGAAGAAGAGAAAGACTATGGCAACAAGCTGGGCATCGGTGCCGGGTGGATTGGCGGGCTGAAGAAGTGTCGTTTCAACAACGAAGACTTCGGCACGATGGTCCTCTCAACCTATGCGCCTGCTGGATAAGGAGAATTTATCATGGCTGTAGGAACCCAAGGACGCCGCTACCCTCTTTCAATGACACACTTTGTGTCGAAAGAGCTGACCTCTGACGATACAGGCAATGAGGTCACAATCGGCTATCTCCCACCTGGTGCATACATCAAAGAGGTGGGTATTATTGTTGGAACTGCTTTTGCGGGCGGTACGCCAACAATCAACATCGGAACGTCAGATGACGCAGATGGCTTTGCTTCTGCTGTTGCTGTTTCATCGGTAGGGCGAAAGCTCGCTGATGATATGACGACTTCGAATGATCTGTACTCAACCGGCGAAGTGACTGTGACAGCAACCCTGTCAGCGTCGCTCACGGCTGGTCAGGGTCTTGTGTTCGTTGAATACATCCCTGTCGATCCGGCGATTGCCGCTTCGTAATGAGCACTTTTGGTGCGCTCAAGACCCGCGTTGCGGATGAGCTGAATCGGTC